CACCAGATGAATGGGAAGATTTAGTTTAGAAGGTACTTTGACTGTAGCGGTTGAGGTACTTTTTTAGTTGGAAAATTTTTAAGGAGTTTTAAATGTTAAAAGAAATAAAAATAGGTTGGCGAAAATATGATATAGAAATATGTGCAAAAGATAAGGGTAAATTGCTGATTGCAACTAATGACTGTTATGGTGAAATAAGCCATGATGATAGTGTTATACGCTTAAATGCTGATAACTCTGATGAGCAATCTAAATGTACGCTAATACATGAGGTTTTACATGGCATAGAACATATGTACAGTATAAACGAATTAAAGGAAGAACATACGATAAAAAGGTTAGCAGATGCACTTTACACAGTGTTAGTAGACAACAAACTGGAAATAGTAAAAAAAGAATCTATATAACGGATTTTGGCTAAAATTCGACGTATAAAAATCTATATGACGAAAAAAGGCTGAAATTCGTTGTATAAAATATGAGAGGAGTAGTATATGAAATATAGGAAAAAACCAGTCATAATAGATGCTTTTCAATTTAATGGCGATTTTATGAATAAAGACGGAACATACCAACTAATGTAAAGGTAGGTTGGGGTGTAGATAATGATAAAATACACTTAACTACCGTGATAATTGAAGAGGTGATATAGTGGATAACCTTAAAATAGTATATAAGATACTAGTTGGAATTGAGGCATCTATGGATAGTAGCCGATTTGATGGTACCTTTCTAGAGGCTTTAAAAATATCAGAAGAGAGAAGAAATAGAATACTACAATCAATGATTGATGAAGGATTAATTGATGGTTTTACAAGAGTCAATTATGTTGGTGGCTATGGGTTTAAAGCTATAGAGCCTAGACTGACAATTAAGGGTATGGAGTTTTTACAGGAAAACTCAACAATGCAGAAAATAAAAAATGGGCTAAAGGATGTAAAGGATATTACACCATTTATATAAGCACTTTAACAATAGTTAGGGTGCTTTTTTAGTGAAGTAAACCTACATAACGGAAAATCGTCGTATAAAATATGAGAGGAGAAAAATAATGGATTACATTGAAAGAATGGAACAGGAACTAAAGGAATTAACAGAAAAAGGAACAAAGTTAGATAAGGCAATTAGTACATTAGAGGGGCTAAGTGCTGATGAATTAGGGCTAATGTGGGCCCAACTATATTCCATGAATGGCTATGCCGATATCTTAAGTAGGAGAATTGAGCTGGCTAAAAAGTTGAGAAAGGATAATTAATATGATAAGTAACGAAAGATTTATAAGTTTGTGCATTCAGAAAGTAATGCTATATGAAAATGCAAGGGAAGACCAAAATAGCTTCTTAAACATTGATGATGTGTTTGTTGTATGGTCTTGTAAGACACTACAGAATAGCAAATGCTTAGTTAGTGCCAAGAATAAGGGTGCCTATTACTATGAGTTTACTATGAATGGTGATAAGGGGGAAATATACATGGATGTATATAGGAAGGTTGAAAATATCCCACTAGACCTAGATGGAAACAGAATAACAACAAGGATAAGAGAAACAAAAATAACACCTGAAAATTGTATAGTTTCAACTGGTTGTTGCGGTTAATTTCGTTATTTGCGTTCCACTTTCTACCGGTACGCAAGAGACGCAAATTGCACAAGTATTGAAAATACTAACTTTTTTCGTCTCATTATCTACCGCAAATTGCGGTAAAAAGTGTGCGAAGGAAATTTGTTTCCGTCGCAAAACTAATCAATATAATTCGACCCAGACAAGTCACTAAAAGGTCTTATTTTTATTTAAAAGAAAGGACGGTAACTTAGAGGGATGAAGAATAACTATAAGGGACTTAAGATGAATTTACAGCTACTGGCAGAGGATACAGGAGCTGGTAATGGCGGAGAAAATAACCCACCAGAGGAGAACAAGCTAGAGGGTAAGACGTACACAGAAGAGGAATTACAGAAGTTAATCCAGTCTGAATCTGATAAGAGAGTAACCCAGGCTATGAAGACTGCTGAACAAAAGTGGCAAAGAGAATACGAGAAAAAGCTTGAAGACGAAAAGTCGGAAGCAGAGAAACTGGCCAAGATGTCAGCGGATGAAAGAGCCAAGGCAGAGTTTGAAAAAGAAAAGACTAAATTTGAACAGGACAGGGCCCAATTCAATAGGGACAGGCTAGAGCTAGAAACAGTAAAAGAACTTGGCAAACAAGGGCTTGATGTTGAGTTTAGCTCTTTTTTAATGGGCGAAAATGCAGAGTCCACAAATGAAAATATCAAGCTATTTAAGGAAAAGTTTGATATAGCAGTTGAAAATGCAGTCAATGAAAGGTTAAAAGGGAAAACACCCAAGACTACTGACAAGAATACTACGATATCTTCAGATAGTCTAAGGGGCATGTCTATGGCAGAGATCAATGCAAATTGGGATGCCATAAAAGACATGAAATTATAAAAGAAGGAGAATAGAATATGTCAATAAAGAATTTTATACCAACGCTGTGGTCAGCTAGACTACAGGCAAACTTAGATAAGAAGTTAGTATATGCAGATGTAGTTAATCATGACTACGAAGGTGAAATTAAGAAGCTAGGAGATAAGGTTAAGGTTAATCAGATAGGTCCAATCGCCATTAAGGATTACCTAACTGGTGACGGCGCACCTAAGAAGCTAGCAGATCCTGAAGAAGTAACATCAACTCAACAGGAACTTGTAATAGACAAGGCTAAGTACTTCAACTTTAAGGTAGACGATATAGATGCAGCACAGGCTAATGTTAAGCTGGTAGACAAGGCAATGGACAGGGCATCATACGCCATAGGTGACGTTATTGACCAGCATATAGCTAGCTTTGTGAAAGATGCAGGCATCAAAGTTGGGTCTACTGCTACACCAATAGATGTAGAAGTAGCTAATGCGTATGACCAGCTAGTAGATTTAGCTGTTAAGCTTGATGAAAATAACGTAACAAGAGCAGGTAGATTTGCTATTATACCAGCCTGGTACCTAGGCATGTTATCTAAGGACCCAAGATTTACTAAGGACTTTAAGGTGTTAGCTAATGGTGTAATTGATGGTGCAGATGTAGCAGGCTTCACGCTAAGAATGTCAAATAATGTACCAGTGGCTGCTAATAAGTACTCCATCATGGCAGGTACAGAACAGGCCATAACTTACGCAGGTCAGATTACAGAAATAGAATCTTACAGACCTGAAAAGTCTTTTGCTGATGCGGTTAAGGGGCTATTTGTATATGGTACTAAGGTAATTGAGCCTAAGGCACTTGTAAACTTTACTTGTAAGGTAAAGGGTGCGTAGTATAGGAAGGTGATAGAATGAACGAGAGAATTATATCAAAACTCAAAATCTTACTAGGTAAGGATACATTAGAGAATGAGAGTACAATATCTCTCGTTCTTGATATCCTTATTCAAAAGATTAAGAACTTCTGCAACAGGGATGATATTCCAGCTGACTTAGAGCTTGTAATAGTTGAAATGTTAAGCGAATACAATAAGGCTTTGTCAAGTGGTGGTCAAGATAACCAGAATACTGGTGAGGTAAAGGCTATTACCAGAGGAAATACCAAGATTGAGTACAATGTGGGCGCTAATACTAAGATAACATCAATTGATGATTTGATCGTTAAGTATAAAAAACACCTTACTAGATTCAAAAAGTTAGGAACTATTGGAATGAATGGGGGTAACTAGGTGAGAGAATCAGATATATTAGCTAGTACCTACCATGACAGTATGGATATTATCAGGCATGTAGAGGTAGAGGATAGTGATTCACATCTTACTACTATGCAGGAGAAAACAATTAAATCTAATGTGGCTTGTGAGCTTGATAAAGCAAACACAGGATACCATGACGAAACACTTGTGATTGAATATACCGTCTATACGAGGCCTGAAGAGGATGTTATAGAGGGCGATATGCTATCTATTACCCACTTAGGTAGAAGTTATGAGTGTGTTGCAGGTATACCATTTAAGTGGCCATCACACCTTGAAATACCAGTAAGTCTGAAAGAGAGATTGTAATGAGTTTTGAATTTGAGGGCCTAGATGACCTTATAAATAGGATGGATACCATTGAGAAGAAGGTCCCTGAAGAATTCAATAGGCTAAAGACGAAGGTAGCAAGTGAAATTTTAAGGGATGTAGTAGAGAATACACCGGTCAATAAGGACCCTAGGGCAATGACAGCAGGAACTCTTAGAAGGAGTTGGAAGGTCAGAGATTTAGGTAAAGAAGTTGAAATCTATAATGATGCCCAATCCAAAGGTGAGTATTATGCCTGGGATGTTGAGTATGGACATAGAACCAGGGCAGGTATGGGTCTTTCAGTATCTAGAAAGCGACGTAAGGCTGTACGAAGTGATGGGGGTAAAATACTATTCGTACCAGGTAAATTCATGCTTAGAAACGCAATGAAGAAGGGAAAAACCACATTAGACAAAGAGGGAAAGAAGATATTAGATGATTTGATGGGTGGTAGATAATGATTAAAGTAAACGATCTAATAAAGTCAGTATCGAATATGATCTATGATGCCATCAAGGATACTGAATATAAGTGTAAAATTACAGATGATGACGAACAACTGCAGTTATACCTAGATAAGGGTAGCTGCTTTTTTATTGATGTAAATACATCAGATTCAGAGTCAGTAAATTTACACTTCAATAAAAAAAGCCTTGTAATTGACATAAGGTACTTTCCAGGCAATGGCAACAAGACTGCTAAGGCTAGCTTATATGACTTAAAAGACCTAATGGAAAGGACATTTACAAGGAGCATAAAAGTTGGAAGAAGATATATTCACATATCTGGTATAGATGGCCTGATATTAAAAGATGAAGTGGGTCATACCCTACATTTTAGTATATCAGTAAGCTATCATGAACAAGTTTATTTTGATAAGGTAGATGAATATGTTATGAAAGAGATTAATAATAACATCAGTATTGAGGTCCAAGATAAATTTGATCTATTAGAGGAAGTTAATATCAGGTATGGGGATAGATTGAGAAGAAGAGGAAGGAAGGTATAATATATGGGCTTAACAGAGCTTAAAATTGTATTTAAAGAAATAAAGAGGAAGGCCTTAGAGGGGGCCAGCACTGGAGTTGTGTGTCTTATTTTAAAAGATGGCACGGCAAAGGGCCTATCTGAATACACTTCACTAGAGGATTTAGAGGGCGCTAAGTTTAAGGCAGAAAATCTTACCTACATGAAGCAGGCCTTAATAGGCAATGTTCAGGATGTAAGAGTTGGTGGAGTTCTTGAAGAAAGAAATTTCACGCCTACTAAGTTAATAGTATACGCGATAAATGGGGCAGACACACTAGATACTGCACTGGATATGCTTGAAAACTATGAGTTTAACTATTTGTGCATGCCTGAAGCAACAGACCAGACAGATAACCCTAAGTTGATTGAGTTCATCGCAAAGAAGTTACCTGATGTCGGCTATGATGCAAATTTGGTAATCACAACTACTAAGCCTTCAAACTCTAGTGATGTCATAGAGTTTGCGACTGAAGACATCAAGGAAGGTGATGTAACTTATACAGCAGCTAAGCTACTGCCGTTTATTTGTGGGCTATGCGCAGGTACACCGCTTACACAGTCGATAACGCATGCTAATGTACCATTTATTAGCACTATTCCTAAGAAGACCAAGGAAGAAAAGAATCAGCTAATTGATGGTGGTAAGTTGATTTTGACAAAAGAGGGTGGCAATATCAAAATTGCTAGAGGTGTTACATCACTTACAACACCTACAGGTAATGAAGGTGATTCATTCAAGAAGATAAAACTTGTAAGAACTTATAAGTTCATAAATAACTCTATCAAGAAGTCAATATCTAACTATTATGTAGGTAAAGTAGCCAATAACTACGATAATAAGTGCCTGCTTATAGCAGAGATTAGTAACTTCTTAGAAGACCTGGCAAGAGATGGAATAATTGAAAGAGGGCATAGTGTTGGTATTGATTTGGATACACAGAAGAAATATCTGAAGGAAATAGGGGCAGATGTAGATTCACTGTCAGAACAGGAGCTTAAGGAAGCTAATACTAAGTCTAAGGTATTTATTGCTATTAAGCTAAAGGGTGTAGACGCTATGGAAGACTTCTACATCAACATAAACGTTTAAAAGGGGGCTAAATAATGGCAGATACAAACAAAGAACAGATAAAAGAAATATTAGGTACTGATGGTATAAGTGGTACGTTTGGTGAGCTATGGCTTGATGGTGAGTATGTGGCTGAGCTTGAAGGCTTCCAGGCTAAGATAGACTTTAAAAAGGCAGCAGTGCCTAGGCCGAGGAAAATGATGGATGCGCACAAGACTACAGGAGCAGAGGGTAAAGGATCTTGCACTATGACTAAGGTATCATCAAGAATGACTAAGTTAATTGGTCTTAGGATGAAGGAGCAGAAGACTATCTACTTTGAAGCAATATCTAAGTTAGATGACCCAGATAATGTAGGAGCTGAAAGAATCAGGTATAAGGGTGTGCAGTTTGATGATCTAACACTTGCTGACTTCAAAAATGGAGAAGTGGGCAAAGTTGAAGCACCATTCACATTTGATGATTTTGAGCCAATAGATTTGATATAAGGAGTATAAGGAGATAGTTATGAGTGAAAAGAATGTTAATTTAATTGATCTACTACTAAGCAAGGACAGAGATGACTTCCTTGTTAAGAAGGAAGAAATAGAGATAAGCAGCCTATCTACTATGTTTGGTCAACCTTTCATAGTAGAGATGCGTAGGATGAGCCTGGAACAGGAAGCAGAGCTAGAAGACTATGGCTATAAGCTTAAGATGGCCGATAAAGGCAAGCTACAGATGGCCGAAAATAACAGGAAGAGAAAGTTACTAACTCTTGTTTATTCGATATTCTACAAAGGAGAAGCCTTATTTAAGAATACAGAGCTAATAAGCAAGTTCAAAGTGGGTACTCCAACTGACCTGGTACTAGTGCTTCTTACACCAGATGAGATTGACACACTATTCATGGCTTATGACAATCTAATCAACAATGTGCCAAAGGAAGATGAAATAAAAAACTAATAGAGGTGGATGATGAATTGCGTACTTTCTACTATTTCTGGAAGTACGCACATCTGACTCCATCCGAGGTTTACCAAAAGAAAAAAACAGATATTGGAGAATATCGAATGATGAAGGCCTTTCTATTCAAGGAAATAGAAGACAGGCTTGAAGATAAAAAAAATCAATTTTGCCCTTTTATGGGAGAAAGGGGGTAAAAAATGGCAACTAACACAACTGAACTGAAAGCTAGATTTAAGGCCGAAGACTTGATGACAAAAGAACTTAAAAGAATGCAGGCAGAACTTAAGAAGTTTCAGAAAGAGACTAAGGAAGTAGCCAAGGCACAGAAGGATTTTGACAAGAGCCTAAAAGGTAATAAGAAGCTAAAACTAGATGCAAAAGATGCCAATAAGCAGGTTGAAGGTGTGTCTAAAAAGATGAAATCATTTGTTGAGGGGTTGAAGAAATCTAACAAGATCCCAGTTGAGATAAAAGACCTAGCATCTAAGGGATTAAGTAGCATAAGTGGTCAGTTAGGCAAATTAGGTCCTATGGCTAAAGTGCCACTAAAATTACTTGGTAAACATCCAGCACTTGCAGTATTGGCCGCGGTAACATTAGCTGTTGGTGTACTTGCTAAGAAGGCGAAAGATGATGTAAAGGTATTTCTTCATGATATGACTGCCTGGGGCATACAGAAGATTCAACAAGGCCTAGCAAAGCTTAAGGATAAAGTTATCAAGGTCACCGTAGAGGGCTATAACAACTATTCTGATTATAAGGCTAGAGTTAACTCTCTTGATAAAGGCAAGTTGACCATGGGAGACTATGATAAATTAGCCCAAGGGGTAGCAAGAAACTCTAGATCTAACTTATCAGATGTAAGAAATGGAATGACTAAGCTAATGCAGATGTCACCAGATGTATTTGGTGGTAAGCCGGATGAAGCGGCCAAGTTCTACCAGACAGCCATGCAGTCATTCAGAAAAGGTGGGTCATCTAATGAAGAGGCTAGTGCAGCAATGTATCAGCTTAATCAGGGGCTTGCAAGTGGAACGCTACAAGGTGATGAACTTAGGTCAGTCAGAGAAAATGCACCGCTAATGGCCAAGATGATTGAAAAAGAAGTTGGTACAGGAATAAAAGAAGCTGGCAGGAAGGGGCTTCTTACTGCTGATCTAGTTAAGCGTGCAATTCTTAAACATTCAGATGAAGTTAATAAAGAGTTCCAAAATATTCCTATGAATTTCAAGGATGCATGGGTTATGGCTAACAATCTACTTGAAGCTAAGGTATATACCCCAATGTATGAGAGGATGCAAAAGATATTTGACAGTGAGAATGTTGAAAGTTTCTTCTCAGGCATCTACACGAAGGCGGAAGAGGCTATCGGTGGGTTATGGAGATTAATGGATGTAACCAACTTTGGGGGCATTGATTTTAGCAAATTACAAAATGCGGCCAAACCGATTACCGATATGCTAGATGAAGTATATAACCATATAATCACTAACTCACCTGAAGCCCAAGAGGCAATAAATGTATTTGGCCAACAAGTTAATGGTGCATTTGAGGGTATGGGGGATGTATTTCAATTTTTCAAGCATGTTGCTGAAGATGTATTTAAATTTCTAAAAGAAAATCCTAATTTTGTAAGAGATGTAATTAAGTTGTTGGCGTCTGACTGGGAAAAGAATTGGGCCCTTATGCAGTTTAAATTAGAGTTTGCAAGCAAGGTAATAATCCCACTTCTCACAGAGGTAAATAAAACTATAAAATTTATCACAGACTCTATAAGAGCTGTTCAAAACGCTTGGACTGATATGTGTAACTGGTTTGAAAAGAAAATACCTAAGATACCAACAGTTGATTTTGGTGTTGGTGGTGACTCTTCTGGTGGAAGCGGTACGGCAAACACTAGACCGACCCAATATAGTCATGCGTTTGGTCTACCTCGTGTGCCATATGACAATTACCCAGCCAATCTACATCAGGGCGAAAAAGTCTTGACTAAGAGAGAGGCCAACGACTATGAGAACAGAGGTAGTAACAATGGTATAGTAATAAACCTAAATGGAATTACTGTAAGAGAAGAAGCCGACATTGATTTAATGATAGGTAAGCTAGTTAAGAAGCTTAAATTAGCACAGGGGGTGGTGTAATTGGTAGAGATATACTTAAATGGAGATGGGGATAGTCTAAGGTTGCCAGTTGTACCATCAGAATTTAACAAGATTGTTAATGCTGATATAAGTGCTGAAAGCATAGTTAAAAAGGGGAAGGTAAGTATCTATAATGGGTATGAGCCTTCCGCCATGTCTATATCATGCTTTTTCCCCCATGAAGGTGCAAACTATCACTTTGCCACAAGTAGTGGGGATCCATATAGCTATGTTAATAAGCTTGAAAAGTGGTGTAGAGAGGGTACAAGGCTTAGATATATAGTAACAGGTACTTCAATTAATGTTCCAGTCAGGATATCTCACTTTGAATATAGTGAGAGAGACTCTAGTGGTGATGTGTACTATACTCTAGATCTTAAGGAAGATGAAGATATAAACATACCTACATGGCAACCTGGTCCAGTTAGTGGAAATCCTAAAAATCCTATCCCTAACAAGGTCTACTCAAGAAATAAGCCTACCATAGACTTAAGTAAGCAGACTTCAGGAAAGGGCCACACAGTTAAGCATGGAGAGTACCTATACTTGATAGCGCAAAAATACTACGGAGATGGCAGCAAGTACAAGAAGATTACAAGTAATGCAGAAAATCTTAAAAGGTATCCTAGTCTGAAGAACTCAAATGTTATCTACAGTGATTGGAAGTTGGTGATTCCTTAATGGCTACATATAAGATGGAAGATATAGACTTAATAGTTCATATAAGGGGTGGTGGAAGCTTCTACAGGCTTACAGATATAGTTACTAATGTATCATGGAGCGGTAGCATTAAAAGCCCTTATAGAGAGCTAAACTTTGAATTTATTCAGGCGGTTAATGACGAAAAGGTAAAAAGCATAGGTCTTAGCGCCAATTCCACCTGTTGCTTTTATGTAGGCGGTAAGGAAATATTCAGGGGTAATATCATAGAGGTAGAAAAGGCCAGTAGTAATAATGGCATAAGAGTTACTGCCTATGATATAGGATATGTGCTACACAAGGATGAAGTAAGCTATAATTTTGTAAATAAATCAGCTTCTGAAATTGCTAAAACAGTGTTTGCTGGTAAAGATGGCCAGATGAATCTACCTGTAGGGAAAATTGCTAAGGGTGATAGCAAGATAACCAAAATGTTTATCGGCGTATCAAGATATGATGCCATAATGACAGCCTACACAGAGCACTCTAAGACTAGTAAGAAGAAATACATGATAGATGTTGATATAGATAAGTTTAATGTGATAGAAAAGGGCGAAGTTAAGCTTAAGATACTATTTAATGAAAAGCAAAATGTAGAATATAGCTCTTATAAAGAGTCTGTGGCTAATGTGGTCAACAGAGTCTTAGTAGTGGATGAACAAGGTAATAAGCTTCAGGTGAAGACAAACAAGGAATTCAGGAAGCTATATCACACTGTATCAAAAGTAATTGAACAGAAAAAAGATGGAAAGACAGAAGATATAGATGCAGCCTTTCATGGACTGGATAGGACTTGTGACCTACACGGATACGGTGATATCACTTGTAAAAGTGGATATAAGGTCCAGGTAAAAGATTCACATACAGGCCTAATAGGTGACTTCTATATTGACAAGGATAAACATTCCTGGATAGGTGGAAAATATTCCATAGATTTAGAACTTAATTTTGACAATATCATGGATGAAAAGTCAGCAGGAAAGGATGAATCAAAAGCATCCAATGGTGAAGGAAAAGCCCTTGACTGGGGACATGGAATCACAGCTGATATGATAAATAAATTACTAAAGGGTCCACTTGCGGGTAAGGGGGACCTTTTTATTAAGTATGGAAATATGTATAAAGTTAATCCTATGATGGTTGCCTTGGTGGCTAGAATGGAATGTGGGGAAAAGTTTGATTCTAATCTTGCGGTCAATCACTTTAACTTCTTTGGAATCAAGGATCCTGACAAAAATATCAAGAAATACAAGTCATTTGGTAGTTACTCATCAGTAGAAGAAGGGGTTAGAAGAGGGTTCCACTTCATAGGCATATCACATGTCAATAAGAAGGGTAGGAAATTTGACCAGATAATATCTACATGGGCGCCAGTAAGTGATGGCAATGATACTGCTGGATATATTAGACAGGTAAAATCATGGTACAAACAGCATACTGGTAAAGATTGGACTGACTCCAACCTTGGTACTGGTGTAACTTCAGATGAAGAAGCTGATAGCAGACTTACATCAAGTAGTACTTCAGGAACTTCAGGAAGTGGTGGAAATGATAGACAAAGAAAAATACTACAAGTAGCTGAAAGTATGGTAGGTAAGGGTAGATATACCTGGGGCGGTAAGAGTATCTACAATTCAGACTGTAGTGGATTTGTATATGCATGTCATAAAGCAGCCGGAATTACCATAGGTGGGTCTACATCAGCGCAGTTACACAATGGAAAGAAGATCCCATCACTGGCTCAGGCACTTCCTGGAGACTTAATAATAACACAGTCTTCAGCAAGTGGTAGTGGCAGGCATGTAATGTTATATATTGGAAATGGAATGGTAATCCATAACGGTGGTCCAGAAGGTTCACCGATCACAAAAACAAGAGTTAGAAGGGGAAGTTGGACTGAAATCAGGAGGTGTTGGTAGGTGTCATACGAACATGAATTGTTAAGAATAATGAATGCAGAAGGTATGCGAAGCCACACACCTTCTATTCAGTTTGCAGAGGTGATTAACAGTTACCCAAAAACAAGACTAAAATATAATGACTTTGAGATTGAAACAGTGCAGATAAGATATACTTCATGGGCTTATGCTTTAGCAAACGGCTTAAAGACAAGTGTAAATGATGGACATTCACACTTGATAGACTTAGGTGGCATAAAAGCCGGTGATGTTGTTATTATTAATTGTGACGATTCTACTGTAACGATTCTAGATAAGGTGGTGAGGTAGTGACTGAGAAAAAAGACATATTCCCATTTATAGGCGTACCTGAAGATTATAATTACATACCAGAAAGCGAACTACCGCCACTAAAAGAGTTGGCATACGACTTTGAAAGAGATGACTTCATAATTGATGAAGATACAAAAGAGTTCAGGGTAGTTGAAGGTGTAGAGGCCCTTAAGGTATGGATATATATGGCTATCAAAACAATTAGATTTAACCATGAGATATACTCTTGGGACTATGGTACAGAGTTAAATTCCCTGATAGGTCAGAAATTCAGCAGAGGACTAACAGAGTCAGAGGCTTTTAGATTCATAAAAGAGGCTTTGTTTATAAATCCTTACATCAATGATGTTGAAAATAGGGGGATAACCTTCACTGGTGATGATTTACACATAAAAATTAAAGTAAAAAGCATATATGGGGGGATTGATATAGATGTTTGAAGATAAAACGCACTTAAATTTAAAAAATGAGATGCTAATAGGCACAGAGCTCCCCATTGCTAAAAATGAGGGGTCTATACTAGACAGCATGTTCAGTTCTATTGCACTAGCACATGCTAGTATTTATACAGTACTTGATAAGCTCCTTAATATAGCTTTTATAAAAGATAGTTATGGGGATAACTTAGATAAGAGAGTCCAGGAATTTGGGGTCTATAGAAAAGAGGGTAAAGAGTCAGTAGGACAAGCATTATTTATTGGTGAAGTTGGTCAAGAAATCCCTTCTGGAGCCATTATAAGCGCCTTTGGAAATAAATACGAAGTGTTAGATAATCAAGATGGTAGGATTAATGATGAAAATGGAGTGACTTTATACATAAGATCTATGGGTGTTGGTGCAAGTGTAAATAGCGTATCCACAGTAGACTTCACATTAGTAAGCCCAGAAAATGATAAAATCACATCCATAAGAAGTGTAGGAGCACTTGAGGGGGGTGTAGATCCTGAAACTGATGACGAGTTAAAGGAAAGATTCTTTTATCTACAGGCCCACAAAGGGACATCAGGAAATGTAGATGACTACATCAACTGGGCCCTGTCAGTAGACGGGGTTAAGAATGTCAAAGTAGTTCCGCTTTGGAATGGTAATGGAACTGTAAAAGTGATTGTCATGAGTAAGAATAATAGGAATGTAGCGCCTGAAGTAGTAGAAGCTACAAAGAAATACATTGAAGTTAAAAGACCTATAGGTGCAAGTGTAACAGTAACTACACCTACTATACTGGATATCAACATAACAGCTACTGTAGAGGTAGATGATAACTACACACTTGATCAGGTGAAGGAAGGCTTTATACAAGCCCTAGATGACTACCTAGTTAAGTCAGTGAAGGAAATCACCTACACTAAGGTAGCAGGGCTTCTGGTAAGCGCTGAGGGGGTCATAGACTTCTCTAATTTAACAATAAATGGTGCTACAAGAAATATAAAACTAGTAACTGACCAGGTGGGGGCAGTTGGCAGCATAACACTTACCAAAGGAGTGATTGACTAATGCTTAAATTAATTGATTTATATCCTGATCATTTAATAAATACTACCACAGAAGAAATATTCACAGCCTATGGATATCAGTTAGAAGATCTTGAACTAAGTATAGATGCTTTAGTAAACGAATTTTTTATAGAATCAGCCGTGTTCTCCCTACCTATGTGGTGTAGTTTTGCCGGTATAGACTATGATTCTGATTTGCCTATAGATATCATTAGGAGTAATATATTAGCTGCTTTAAAGGCTAAGGAAACTACTACTGTAGAAGTGATTAAGAATATTGTTGAAAGCTACTCAAACGGCACCTGTGAGGTGATAGAACACTATGGAAGGTATCAATTTACAATAAAATTTGTAGGAATAATAGGAGTGCCTAAAAAGATAAGCGAGATAAGAAAAATTATAGATAAGCTAAAGCCGGCACACTTAAATTATGACTTTGAATTTAAGTATATCACGTGGGGTGATACTAAGAATCTGGGCAAGCCGGCTAGCTGGTATAAGTCCAAGAATTTCACTTGGAAAGATATTAGAAATGGGGTGCATTTGACTTAATGGAAGGATATAGCAAGACAGACAAAAACAGGTTAAATAAAATAACCAACGATAATATATACGACATAGACCCTATCATGGAGAACTTCACTTTACTTGATGACTCTATCGGTAAGGTCGACTCAGTAAATATGGAAGGCTACAATGAAGATTCAGAGGTCAGCAGTGAAAAATCACTAACCAACTATATAAACTATATTTGGAAAAAGCTAGGCTCTATAGAGCTAACAGACTTAAAAGTAAAGGTCACAACATGGGCAAATAAGACCCTTGATATAGTTCTTAAAGAGCTAAAGAATAAGGATGCTGAAATAGTAAATACTATGAAAGAGTATAAGGCCAGTGTTGACGAATATAGCAAGAATTTAGGCATATATGTTGCTAGGCATGAGGCGGCCAACAATAAACTAGAAAAGTTGCTGAAGGGGGTTGAAATGGTTGACAACTTATAAAAAAGAAGTTGAAAGAACTGAACAGTTAGGGCTTGAGTATCAAACAGCCCTCGACAACATAATAACTGAAATTAAGAAAGATGATAATATATCTCCAGACAGAATACTTGATATAGTAGAATGCATAAAATATATAAAAAGGAATAGGAAGAGGTGGGCTACAGGGGTAGTTTCTGGTATATTAAGTGGTACGGTTATGGATTTTAACTGCATTGCTACATTACCAAAACTTAGTTTTAAGCCCAGTTATATATATTTGAGTGTAGAAGATGTGAGCCAGATATACTATCCTGACGTACGAAACGCTCTCTCAAATCAGACTATTTCCATAATTAGTGATACTGTATATATGATACACCTAAGTAGCGTATCTATTTATGAAGCAAGAGGAGATAATGCTCCAGCGTATATTGATAAAGTTGTAGCCGGTACATACAATGCGGGAAAAGTAAAAGTTTTTGAGGCTAAATTAAGATATAACAACAATGCCAAACAGACAGGAACTTGTAAATTTAATTGGATAGCTTTTGAATAAGATAAATAAAGGAGTGAACAAATGTTAAAGTTAGGCACGAAAATATATTACTTAATTAGTAATGGAAATGTAATCCTTGATACAGGGGATATGATGGGGTGTGTAGTCGAAACATCTTTTGATGAAGACTATAACAACTATACAGACCTAAATAAATATGCGAAAGACTCAATAGGCTGCCTAAAGCTTGAGTATGGAGAACTGGGCAAGCTACTTGAAGAACACAAGGCCAACTCTTTTAAGGTGGATGTATCATCTATCCCACACAAGTTAATATTTGAGTGGATAGACTATGATACAGGAGAGCCTGCAGAGCCACCAAAGACCATGGAAGAGTTAATTAAAGAAGAGTCAGATAAGGTTAGGCTTGAGTATGCTACAGCAATAGCCGAAATAGTGGAAAATATTGAAAAAGATAAACTAGAGCTGTCTACAGCAATAGTTGAACTAATGGAAATGAAGTCAGGGGGTAATTAAATGAGTGCATTAGCAAAGTTATATGTATATCTAATAAAGAATGGGAAGAGGACAATAGAAGACGTACCAGACTATCTTAAAAAGGAAGTAGAAAGGCTACTTAAAGAAGAATAGGAGTGATATGTATGAAGAATCTTATAAATAATATTAGGTTCTTTTTTTATTGCATAAATTTATCAATGAAAGGTGGCGAGATGGATATGGCAATGTGTTATGTAACTTGTATTATAGCAGGTGTAAGAACTTTTAAGCAGGTACCACAGTTCCTAAAGGCTAAGGTTAAGGCCCTATTAGTAGCTATGGATCTAGAAGAATTAGTAGTTGAATAATTACTATTGATGCTCTAGTTTTTATTTGCATAGGCCTGGGCATGCCTTAAAAAGGCCCAGTTTTAATAAGAATAAATTCAGAGGTGATATATGACGAATCAGGAATTTATATACAGCGCAGTAGTAGGAGTTCCTGTATTAATAGCATTTGTGAGTCCGATGCTTAAGCTGAACTCAAGTATAGTTAAGCTTAATTCGACTATTGAGAGCCAAACAAAAGACATTGTTACGCATGGAGACTCACTTAAAGAGCATACACAGGAGCTAGATGTATTAAAGACTAACATAGTAAGGCATGATATGAGGATATCTGTGCTTGAAAAAAGAAAATGTAAGTATGAGGAATTTAAAAAACATAAAGGAGACTGGCATGAGTAGAGTAGAAAACAACATAGAGAAGAAATCAAACAATGTAGAAAGATATAAGAATCCATGGTTCTGGGTAGGTATTGGCGGTATACTTCTTACTTCGCTGCAGGTAGAAGCCAGCTCACTAACTACTTGGGCCAGTGTAGGAGATTTAATACTAAATACAGTATCAAATCCATTCCTGCTAGGTACTACAGCTATGGCAGTGCTGGGTGTATTTATAAACCCTACTAGTAAGGGATTGGGTGATTAATTTTTTTTAGGGGGGTGGTCTTTACGGCCACCTTTTTATTTCAGAAAGTGAGGCAAGATATGAGAATATTTTTATCAGTAGGGCATTCCATTTTAAAAAGCGGTATGTGTACTAGTGCTAGCGGATATACCCATGAGTATAGATATAATAAGGAGCTAGCCCCTTATGTGAAAAGGGCCTTAGAGTCGCAAGGCCATTCATGTGATGTGATAGTCTGCCCTGAGGGAGTATTTCCAAGTAAAAGAAGTGAATATAGCTATAAAATTCCAATAGCAAATTCAGGAAAATATGACCTTGTTTGCGAACTGCATTTAAATGCTGCAGATGGGGCAGGACATGGTGTAGAAGTTTTCCACTATCCTGGAGATAAAAAAGGCTATAGCATAGCCAGTCAAATATGCAAGAATATCAGTAGCCTAGGCTTTACAAATCGAGGTACAAAAACTGAACAACTATATATGATTAATGACACTAAGCCAACGGCTGTACTTGTGGAATCTTTCTTCTGTGATAACAAAAAGGATTCAGACCAGGCTAAGAAAATAGGATTTGATAAGATGGCCCAGGCTATAGCTTATGGTCTTCTTCAAGAAGATTACAATAGTAAGGCTAATACCAGTATATCTGATACAAATATGAAGGTAGGCTGGACGGAAGAGAAGGGGTTGTGGTATTATTATGATAAGGGTAAAAGAAGGACTGGCTGGCTAAAGTCAGGGTCTAAATGGTTTTATCTTAACCCCGACAAGGATGGGGCTATGGTTACAGGTTGGCTTGATTATAATCACAATAAGTTTTACTTCAATTCAAAAGGTTATTGTATGACTGGTAAACAGGTCATTGACGGCAAGACATATGAATTTAATAAAGATGGATACTTGATAAAGTAGATTCTCCATTTGGCGTAAAAATGGCGTATTTTTGTATGAAATATGCTTTTTAATCATAGAAAAGCATAAAATACATAAAATGGAATCCAGTGATTTCAATATATTTAAATTGTATAAAATCTACTCTCATTGAGTGGGAATAGTTAAGTCACTATCTAAAGCCATTGATTTTACTGATTATTCTAAGGTTTCAAGTGGTTAGCTGAAGATGAAAGCCGTGAGGCAAGAATTGCTATCATGGATTCTGATATCGATGTTATCAGCTCAATTTACTCAATGGAAGAAGATATAATGTCAACATTCTACTTTGAGACTGGTACAGTAATACTTTACTCAGCAAAGGGCGAGAACAAGGTTATAGAGCTATAAGCTACATATTATTTAAGCCTCACTATTTAATGGTGAAATATTTGTTTTTTAGTATCGGAGGTTATATTATGTCGCTAAAAGGTATAATAAAGCAAATTGAACTAGACAAAAGAAATACCGAATATACAAATAAGAACATACCACCAATACTTCAAGTAGATAAGGAAGCTAGGATTCTAATCGTAGGTCAGGCACCTGGAAAAAAGGTGGAGGAATCACTTATTCCATTTAATGATAAATCTGGAGAAACCCTTATTTCTTGGATGGGTATAGATAAAGATACGTTTTATTCTAAAGAAATTGCAATAGTTCCAATGGATTTTTACTATCCTGGCAAGGCTAAAACAGGTGATTTGCCACCTAGAAAATTTATTGCTCAGGAATACCATGGACCTATACTTAAGGAACTAAACAACATTGAACTTACAATTCTTATCGGTAAATATTCTATGGATTACTATCT